GGTCTTTAAACGACAATAAGAAAGTGTAAGAATTTAAACTCTCTTCAGTATCGCCATATCCCTGGCCCATGTTTGGTGTTCCACCATCAAATTCTCCTTGTGTTTCAGGATATACAATGATTGCGCCTGATGCTATGCCCGCATTCCATAATGCTTCATCTTCGAAGTCAGTAGATAGTGTTGGGTAATAGCTTTTATTTATAAATGCAGTTCCTCTTACGCGCGATAACTCAACGCCACAAGTTCCACAAGTGTGGGCGGTAATGTTTTCATCACAACCCGATGGATAATATGCCATGATTATTTGTTTTTAGCATTCACAGATGACCGTGCAGCCTCTGCGATATGTTTGTTTGATTTCGTATCGAACTGCTAACAGTCCATGGTTTAGACCGACTCTCACATCGGGTATTGAACATTCCTCTCTAAACACTAAAGTTGAATTCATTTCGGTTTCCGTTAACTCGAATGTGCAATCAAATACGTTAATGCTCTCACACACTAATTTACTTAACACACTGGGAATAGCCGAAACAAATATATCCTTAATTGTTTGCGATGTTAATGTTTTATTTGCATAAATAACAAGCGTAACTGGTGTTGTTTCCTCTACCTTATCCATCTTGTCACCAAAATTATTTTCAATTACTGTTAATCGTGATGATTCGCTGCGATGATACCAACTGATTGCGTATTGATCTTGCAATAAACAGTTAGTTACTTCGCCATTAATGTTGATGCCAGGATAACGCTTCTCGCCATCGTAGTAAAACTCAGCAAGCCCAAACGCCTTGTTAGGTGTTAATGGTAACGCTGCGATAATAGCGTTGTCAATTTCGGTTATTACTTGCTTTAAATTCATTTGTTCATTATTAATAAAGCGGTTTCTTGCGCAACGATTTGAGTCATCTCGAGCTCACGTTCTGTTAGCTGCCAAATGTCGCCATACTTTTCAGTTAAGTGACCGATTATCTCTTCATTTGCGGGCGATGTGTTGCCTATTGTGTAACCTTTCTCTGTAGCTTTTAATGTGTAGCCATTTTCAAGTTGTCGGGTTAATGATATGATTACCTTAGTGCTTGTTCCTCTATTGTTTTGCTCACGAATCTTTAAATAACTATTGCTATAAGTTCCGATTGCACCTCCGTTTGAATTCTTGCCATCTACGTGAATGCGATAACGCAATTCAGGCAGCACCGCAATAGCAGCAGCCCTTGAAACCGTTTCTGGGTTTCCAAGTTCTCGAAACTTTGCAAGTATATTGCCAATCACAAATGGTATGTTTGAGGTTATGTCCATTAAGGTAGCTGAGTAAACACTTGTATTTGACTATTGCACTCCAAACATGCATCACATTCTAATTTGATGCCGCCTAAAGCATTCTTAATTGCCTCTTCATAACGTGTGGTGTAAAGCGCTAACAACTCGTTTGCCTCCTCACGTTTAACCGTTGTGTAGAAGTTTGTTCTTTCCGAATATAAACGCTCGGTCATAAACTCAATGCCTAATGCATACCAATAAGCCTCTGCAAACAGCATTCTATTTGAACAAACCGCAGAATCATAACTGCATCCAAGCGTTAACAATACTTGTAATGAGTCAGCAATGGTGTTATACGTTAGTGTTCCGTTTACGCTTGCATTTGATGAAACAAAGCCATTGATTTGACCGCATGTTCCGCAGTCATAATAAGCGCTAAAGCAACTGGCAAAAAAAGTATCTGAATCGGTGGTCGAATAGGTAACACCGTTAATGTTTGTGTCTAAAAAACCGATGGCCAAAATAGCGCAATCGAATTGTTTTAGTATAGAGAATTCATTCCAACCATTAACCATATTAGCTACGGTTAAGGTCTTAGTAAATAGTATTTCCTTAGATAAGTAATTAAAAAATTTTACATCAATTGTCGTTGCAGTTGTTGTTGCCGACTTGTAAAATCTTATTTTGTCAACGCTTGTGGTTTGCAATGGGCTAATCTTCCAATTATCAACAAGTGTGTAAGCCGAATTTATAACGATGCCCTTAAATAAATCGTTACTTGTTGAGGGTAATTCATCATCTCCAAATACATCAACTGTTCTGCGCACTCTGTTTATATCATATCGCGTTGACATATACGATATAATTTGATTTTTCATTCGCGCCTCAGCACGTTCATTGATAGCATTCCATACGCCTATATAGTTTTGTTGCTCACTATTGGCAACTTGCTCAAATGATTTTAATGAAATGCCTGGCAAGCTGTTTAAAGAATAAACAGCCTGCGGCACCTCTGTAATTGAGCAACCGTTGAGTTTTACGATTCCGTCAAAACAACTCATTTATTAAGAGTTAGTTGCGGTGTAACGTAAACTTCCATTGTTGCCAGTTAATCTGTCAGATGCTAAGTAAGCATCACTTGGCACTTGCCATAATGCAAATCTCTTAGACATAATCAAAGAATATCCAGCTCCAAGTGTTGCAGATTCGTAACCAACTGTGGTTTCAGTCGGGCAATCAATCTCTCTTAATTGGAAATCGATGTTTAACATACCTAAAGTTCCCTCGCTTCCTGGCATTTCAAATGGCATTGCCATGTTCCAAAAAGTAGATAAACCAAGTTGTTGAGCTCTGAATCCTTTGTATCTGTCTAATTCAACAATACCAAAAGTTCCAGGCATCAAAACTGCAAACTGATTTGATCCCCAAGAAGTACCTGAATAGATATCATGGTAGTAATCAATGTTACTTGCAGCCGCAGCGTTGTTTAAGTTAGCGTATTGAGTCATTGCAGGATTCAAAGATTGAATGTATGCAGAATCAACTAATCCACTACCTACAACGATTGGTCTACCTTGACCCTCATTGCTTCTGTAATCAGTTAATACTTTTGTCCAACCCTCAGAGAAGTTGTTTACAGTAGAGTCATCATTGAAGTTAACGGTAACCGCAGTGTTTGCGCCCGTAACGACATTCTTACCCCATGTAACTTGACCTAACAATGTTTGGTCAATCTTACCAACGAAACCATTCATAGCAGCCATTAAGCCTGCTAAGTGCTCTTGCATAAATGGAGTTGGTGCACCACCGATTGATACAGTTGCAGAAGCCTCATCGCAGTAACGTGCGATAGTTGCTTGGTCAAAGTGTAATCCGAACTTTACGATTGAAGTTGTATCAATAGTAATCTCATCATACGCTTGTACTAAGTCAATATCACAGTTGTCAGCAGTTGACATTTGTGCAGGTGTTGTACGTTGGTAGTATTTCAATCTTAAATCTTTAATATGACCCGCAGTGTTTGCAAGTTGTAAAGAGTCAGCGATTGGTGTTGCGTTAGCGCCTTTTTCTAAAGCAGCGCGTAAAAATCCCGTAGGAGTAATCTTATGTTCTGGTGCGTTTTGTCCAATTATGAATTTCATATGTTGGAGCATCGCGGGGCAATAACCTAATGCCATGATATTTTATGTATTTATTTCTGCCCGAAACCTTGCAATGCGATGTCTAAGTCGCTTAAAGCGTTGGCTGCCGCGGCAGATGGTTTAGATGAGCTTTGTGGGCTCTGTGTCGACTTTGGTGGCATACCGCCTCCATTGTCAGATACTTTCAAAAACTTGTTGTCGGCCAAGGCCATATCTGTGAGAGTGTCAAGGTCGAGTTCCTTTCCGTTGTCAAAGATAAGCATTTTATCATCATCTTTTGCAACTAATTTTAACTTACCATCAATTTTTTTTATTGCCGCACTTTTTTCAGCAAGTTTCTTATTCAAAAACTCACGCGCAATCTTGCTTTCAACATCCAAACCAAACTGACCAGGCAACTTCTTAGATGATATGATGCGGTTAATCTCCATCTCTGTAAACTCGCCATCATACTTTGCAACAATCGCATCAATAGCACTTTGCTTTTCGAATGCGGCATCAGTTGCAGCCTTGGAAAGTTGTGCACTTAGTTCGTTAATCTTACGTTCAAGTTCTGCCTTGTCGCCCTTGCCATCAATTTGCTTTGATTTCAATTCAGCAATCTTCTTAATTGCAACCTCAACTTTGTTATACGTGTTAGGGTCATCGGTAATTAGTTTGATAGTATCATCATCGGCGCCATTATCCTTTAACCATGTTGAAACTTTATTGTTAAACGGATCAAGTGCCTCGGCTTTAAAATGTTTCTTAATGTCGATGTTATTCTTAGCCTCATTTGCACTCATAAGAGTAGTCAATGATTGGTCCACTTCATCAGGTATCTCAGCAACAAGTTCTTTGATGCCTATAAGTTGTCTGTATGTTTCAGAGTTAAGGTCGAAACCCGCTTTGGTAAGTAATTTTTTAATTGTATCAGCTAATATTGCCATTGTTTTTGTGTTTTAAATTATAATTAACGTGCACCGCCACATCCTTTGCAGCCGCCTTTAGGTTTAGTTTGCTTTGCCATTATTTCTTTGGTTTAGTGGTTTCGTTTTTAGCCTCTAACATCTCCATTAACTTAGCATTTTGCGCAATAAGCATCTCCATGATATTTGTGTTTGCTGCATTCGGTTGCCCTTTGCGTGTCGGTGGGTAAAGAATAGCGTGTGCTTCAGCAACACCTAACTCTGCCGCTTGCTCGGTTGTCAATTCAACTTCTTCAACTTTGTACTTCTCGCGTTTTTCATTGCTTAGTGAACGCTTATAAGTTTCGTGAAATTGTTTGTTTGTGCGGTTTAGTGGAAAGTAATTAACTTCGTTTCGCACGTTTGTAATCTTTAATAATTTAAATAGTGTCGGATTTGTTTCCATTTTATTATTGGGTTTAATTATTTATTTGCAAATGTAGCAATTATATTCTTAGGTACAAGTGATGCGGGTATCGGATATGCTTGGTGCCCGCAGTTATAACCTCCTCGATAAGTTTGGAAGTTACTTGGGTTAGTATCCTCAATCATTCCTTGCGGTAAGTCAGTGCGTGGATTGATTTGTCCTTGCATTTCTTTGAATTCCGCAAAGTTGCCTTTGATAATCTTTGGTAGTTCGCTTCTGTGGTAGTATTGCTTTTGAGTCAATGCCTTACAAAACGTTCGTGTTGTCTTTATATTACTACCGACATATCGAAACCAATCCCAACCCAAATCCGCGCTAATAGCTTGGTTAACGGTTGCGTTGTATTGATTTATTGAGTCGGTTGCAATCTGTTTTGTGTACTTAACTAATGCGCCATCAATCGTTGGTGTGCCATTGATGTAGTTGTTTAGTTCCTTTGATAGCTTAGAGTAACTTCCACCCGTAGTTACATATGTGTTAATCATTTCGCGCACTGGAGTGATAAGGTTTTGATTCAATCCCGATTCGGTTAACCCCTCCAACGTAACCGATATTGATTGTTGCCTTATTGCCTCAACTACTTTAGGCGGTTTGAATTTCTTTTCAAGTGCTTTGTAGTAAGAAAAATTTAACGCGTTTACTTTATCGTAAAGCTTTGCAAACTTGGTTACACTTTCGCTATAGTCAGAGTCATCTAAAATGATTGTTTCTAAGTCGCTCTTAAGACTGGATAATAGTTTGATATTCTTAACTGAATTTGTTATCGTATCGCCTTGAACACCTAACTCACGTTGAAATTGTAACAGCCTACGATAAATTTGTTCTTGGATTTTTGGCATTGCCTCATTCCAAGTAATCAAACCATTGTCAATGGCGTTTAATGTTGATTGTATTTCTTTATTCGCTTGCGCCATTATCTACAATAGTAGCACCAAATATTTGATTAAACAATATATCCTTAGTGTTTATTTCTTTCAATTTCTCAACTGCAAATCCATTCAATACCGCTTGTTGCTTTGACTTATCTAAGCGGTTAAATTCGGGATTTTCAGCGTATGCACGTTGCACGAAATCTTGAATGTATGTGCTTATAACCGCATCAGTTTTAGATAACATTTTATTGCTTACCAACAACGCTTTCTCCTCTTGCGTTTTACCACTCGCAGGGTCAAGGTTAAATGCATCACGCAACATATCTTGCATTGCAATGTCATTCGGAAAACGCTTAACGATATATTCCAACTCTTGCGCACTTAACACCGCATCGTTTAAACCGCTATCCTTAGCCGCTTTAATCTCCTCTAAGATAAGTTGACTGCCTAAGATGTCAAACTGATTTGGCACAACGCAAACGGGCACCATTGACTTAATGGTTTCAACATCGTATATCTCTTTATATCTCCACATCGCACACAACTCCGCAATGTTAGTCATTATCGTTCCCATATCAACTGCAACACCATAAAATGTGTTGTTTGTTTCATCTCTGTCGTAAGCCTTTGCAACACCACTTTGAGCCGCGGGTTGTGCCTCTAAAAACTGCATATTAATGGCAGCTAACGAACGATAACGCATTTCGTTTATGCGTTTATCCTGCAACTCTGCAATCTCTGTTTGTTTTTGAATGTAGCCCATCGGTGGAGTCGGTGCTGGCACTTCTCCCATCGTTGTTTTCGCAGGTCTTACACGTATAGTTTCGTATGGCGATGTCGGTATCTGCCCATCTTTACACTTGCTATTAGTACATGGCACACGCTCTTGCTCTTTGGTAAACGTAAAGCCTTGACCGTTGCAACTTTTACATTGCTCATCTTGGTAAATCCAAACCGTTGAATGTATGTGTTGCGTTATTTCAGCACGCAAATCACTAAACTCAACCGTTGCAACGTTTAACCATGGTAACATAGCTTTTAATCTGCTTTGATATTCGCGGCCCAACTCCTCCTCCTCTTCTACAACACCGCCAATTGTAAAGCCAGGGAATACACCAAGGCCATGGAATGTTTCCTCAACTAAATCAAACCCATTACCTTTCTTTTTCTTGCGCCATTTAGACCAACTAATCTTATCAATCGAATAATATACATTGCCATTGTCATCATCCTTGTAAACGATTGAATTGCCCTCGTAATGGTAAACAATACTGCTTGAATTGATTACGTAAGGTTTAGGCTTCTTATATTCAGTCGGCTCAGCTTGTTCAGCCCAAACAATAATAACACCGTTAGCATCGATTGTATATTGTTTTAACCCCACTTGAAAAGCCCAATTCATTAACGATTTGGAAGCGGTAAAGTTTTTTGTAAGGTATGTTTTTAAGTCCTCATCTTTTGCGATTCGTGGATATTGCGTGTCGGGAAACTTTAAAAAGAATCCATCCGCACGTTGTATTTTATTAAGTGCATTTAATACGCGATCGTAAACTTCGCTAAACACCGCCTCATAAGTTTTTTTGCGATATTCCTTAACGATTATGTGCTCGTTAGGTCTTACCTCATCGATTAATTTACGCGGATATTCTCCATCAGAATAGTATTGAAAGTTAACATACTCCTCATCTTCTATATGTGGATTACGTGCGACATCGGCAACGATATCGGCATCAATAATAATGTATTTGTTTTCGGTTTCCATTTAATAAGTATGGCGTTCTGGAGCCCATCTTCTTTTAGGCTGTTGTAAAAATTTATATCGCATATTCATTCTTAATGCATGAATTTGCACAAGGTTGTTATAGATTGTTAATTGCACTTCACTTATTCTGTTACCTCCAATAGATACACCACAATAGTCATCTGTTAAATCCTTTAAGCGCATTGTTTTAGTTGAATCCATTGGCCAAAAAGTAGGGTGATACATTTCTTGATGGCAGTCAACACCTAACTGGCACATTGCAATCCATAACGGTAACTCATCGGGTATGCATCCCGCAAACTCAATGTTTTTTACACGTATGTTTTCAAAGTTTTCTACCCACTTTGCAAACAATGGATGGCCTTTTTTCCACCAAATAAACTCGGAATGCACATTCCAAATCTTTTCATTTGTAAATCCAAACGCTTCTTTTACTTCTAATAAGTTAGCCCATTGCTTTGAATCGGCAGTAATCTCATCACTATCATAGTTTTTAAACCCGCTATTCTTTACCGCGAAATCAATACCCTTTAGCGATGCGATTACCTCGTTTATTTTATGGTTGTTAATCATTATCACATCGGCATCAATAAACAACGTATAGTCATAAGGCGTTAACTCATCCATGTGCGCCTTTGCTTTGATGTAACACGTTTCGTTGTCGGCAAGTGTGTAGCAATGTGGCGGGATTTCTTTTATCTCTGTAAACAAAGCTTTATAGTCTTCATCTAAACGCGTGATAGTATCGGCTTGCGTTACTAATGTTATAGGCAAATGACAACCATTTGCACGTAATGACATTGCAAGGTTTGCAGCCATGCACCCATAGTTTTTATGACCGATTCCGATTAAAAGTATTCCAGTTGTCATTCGCAGTTAGAATTAAAGTTGTTAAATGGCGTTTCAAAGATAGTAAAATCTGAGCTCCAAATGTTTACGTTCTGCATTATTTCGGGATAATTATTGTTATACTCATCCTCAAATCGTGCTTGTATTTGAGTTGTAAAGTTTTCGGGTGTGAAGTAAATGCCATCGTGATTCAATGCAATTACTAAGTTTTGATGCACTTCCTCTGGCACTTCATCGACATAACCTTTATAACGCTTTGCCAATCGCGCCGATAATAGTTGGCGGCTTCCATCAGGTCGAACGTAAACAGTTTTGTCGCTGCTAATGTTTGGCTCTTTAAAGTATAATGGTAAACGGATTCTATTTATTGTCAATGCTATGTTTGGAAAAGTGCCAAATGCTCTATAAACAAATCCAAATGCGTTAGATGTGTTTATGTATTCAAGTTTAGTTGTCAAACATTTATCGTTAACTTTTTTAAAGCATTGGTTGGATACAAAAAAACTTGGCTCAGCAACACCACACGCAAACGCTAACTGAAAACAATCGCCATCATAAATGTTATCTAATAAATCAGATGACAAAAACGAAAACCAAATGTTATAAATCGGCACTCCGCTTTGTGTTCCGTTAGTTACAATGTTTGTTGTTACATCTGCAACAATAACCGCGCTGCCACCGTTAGGAATCTTATACATTGTCACGCTACTTATTACTTCACTTGATACTATTTGCGTTTGAAATGCAACATCGCCCACCTCATAAATCGGTAAGCAAAAGTCTTTTTGAATTCCGCACTCGGTATCGGTTACATATTCAGGAATCCCTAAGTCATTCGCCAAGTTGTAAAAGGTTACAAAGCTATTAGGTATGTTTAATATCGCTGCCATTATCTTCTTATTAAAAGTTTAAATTCTGCTAATCCCTCGTTCGGATCGTGATTGATTTCAACAATGTTACCAATGTAGTAAGTGTCTGAGCATCTAAAACGAATCGCACCATAAGGATTTACTTTAACATCTTCAAAATCTGCCATCGAAAACGGTGCGGTAAAGGTCACATATTCAGTTTTCCAAATCGGTGTTTCATAATATACATCGCCCATTATCGTGGTGCTTATGGTTGCGTTTTCGGTTATAGGTTGGTTTTCTATTTGACAAATTGAAGTCATTTCACCCGTTGCAATATAATTACCAGTGCCACTTGTAAAGATTTGCGATTCATTTGTCGCTATTGGTGTAGCTGCGGCAATAGATTTAAACCACCTCAACAAGTTGCGCACTGGTGTAAGCACGTAGTTCATTCGTGTTGATGGCGAATAGATGTTTGCAGCTCCATTGTCAACACCTCTGTAAGCATATAAGTTATCATCCTCAACAATAGCGTGAACAATAAACAAGTCATCATCATAACGCCAATCACTTGTTCCCGTTCTTGCTTGGTTTTTTCTGCGTGTTATTTCAATCGTATATCCTGCACTTATGATGTCAGACATTAGGTCTAACTCGGTTGGATTTGAGTCGATGTTTCTGCGATATTGTCGCTCGGTATTCATCTCATCAAGCCCGTTATACTCTTCGGCTTCCCATTTGTTATAGCCAACCATTATCGTTCCGTAAATCAAATCTTTTGCAGTTGTAAATATAGCTTTGTCAACTAATCCCACATCAACAACTATTGTTGATTTATAAAACTCTTCAATACGTGCAATCTTTAATTCAGTTTCGTTGTTATCAAACCCCCAACCGATATTAAATATTTTGCGACATTGCTCAAATAAATACTCGTATGATACAAATAATTTTGGAACACTTGGCTCGGTTACTTGGCGAATAAATGAGCCTTTAGTTATTTGATAAAAATCTAAACATTGATTTAACTCCTCTTCCATTACTAACGATGGGCAATCCTCATCCATGTATGCCGATGGGAGAAACTTTAACAACTCAGGCAAATAAACTGATGTGGCAACTGATGGAAGACAATCAGAATTAAGTGTCATCTCTATTTTAGATGTGTTGTCATAATCAATGTTTATGTTTACTTGGCGTGTAGTAAATCCATCCCATACTAAACGCTCAACAAAACATTCAAAACAATAAAGCAAATAATCTGCATCGGTATATGATGGAGTTCCTAAAAATGCTTTATTAAATGCTAATGATTCAGGTGTGCCTGAAACACAAGCAATTGTTCCTATAGTGTTAGTATTTAATAATGTTAATATTCCAGTAGTTGAATTAAACTTAAATAATTTTAAAGTTGGTGTTATTTCGCCATCAAAATTAGTAAAAGTTACATTAAAAGTTCCTTTACAAATTATATCAATTAATGCATCATTATCAATGCAATTTAATGGGTCAGATGTGCGCTTCCAAATAGTTAAAAATCTACCAAAGTTTTCAAAAGCCGCTGATGGGTCTGTTGCAAATGAAGATGCTATTGATACGTTTCCGCTTGTTGTTGGTATTAATGAAACACCGTTAACATTAAATGTACCTATCTCTTCCATATTTCGCTCAGGCACTTGCATGCAAAAGTTTATAAAGTAAAATGCACTTGCTCCAGTTGGGAATACTTGCGCATTTCCGCTATTTGTACCATCATTAAACGCTTTATTCTGCAACAACACATCTTGCCCCTCAATATTCAATACCCTTAACAATGGTGGTGTTATTGCTTGCCCATCAAAGTTAGTTGTTGCTTCAATGTCAACATCTTGCCCCATTCTACTCATAAAAACATCGGTGCACTTCGATGCGGTAACGCTTAACTTTATAAAGCAATAATCCGAACATTGTCTTTCAAATGTATTAAAGTCAAATGCACCTATAAAGTAGTTAGTATAGCCATCGCCCTCGGCACATTCGTAATCGATTTGCACTTGGTATTGACCATTGGCGCCATTCGTTTGATACTCGGTATAAAGCAAATCGTAAGCCTCACCAACCCACTCAAATGAATCAGTTGAGATGTTTATATTGATGCCATGATGCACAATGTTGCGCGTTAAGTTGCCACCAATACCATTCCAACCAACTGGCGATTCAACAACCGTTGAAACACTTGAACTGTCTATTAATGTGAACTTCCAATTCATGCTCTGTATCTCATTTTTTTGTTTCTAAATTCAACGCGGCTATTTTCTTTAAGCAAAAAAGTTGTTAAACCTTGCTCATCAATATTGACATTAAGATTCGATTTGTGCTTTGCCATAATTCGGTCTAACTTATCGTAGTTTATTCCATCACTACTTGCACTCTGTTTGGTTTGAAATTGTGCGGCAAGGTCGAATGTTCCGTTGGCTAATGCAGTTAATATATTGTTTGCGAATGTTGGCTCAACCTCGCCACTATTAAGCACCTTTAACGATGGCAAATAGTCGGATGTAGATTGTCTATTAATTACGTATTCACCGCGCTCAGCCTCAATCAATGTGCCTCCGCTTGAATGCAATTGACCGCCTACCATACCACCATCGGCAAACTTTGGCGGTTGTGCGTTTTGAATGATTGCTATTTGTGCGCCCGTTGCTATGGCCGCGGCTGCTAACGATGCTATCGTTGCAGGATTCAATGGCCCGCCTGGAACTGTTGCAAGTATGTTACCAATTGTTAAAGCTCCATTAATTATTGCTTGCATTGTTGCCGCTTGCTTTTGTGCCTCCCAAGCGCGTTGTTTTATTTGCGCTTCTTGTTGTGCGTATCTTTCCTCAATCTGTAAGCGTTGTGCATCTGTTAGATTCTTGTTTGCCAACTCAGCATCTTTACGCATGCTAAGTGACTCTAATATCGATGCGGTTTCGGCATCTCTATTTTGTTGGTTGATTGTGAAGATGGTGTCGGAAAGAGTTTGTGCTGAGGAAAGTGCTAACTTAGTATATTCCTTTATTGCTTGTTCTCTCCTTATTTTGTCTTCGGCTGCTGTTTTTGCTGCTGCCGCTTTCTCATCATCGTATTTTTTTTGTGCTGCCGCTGCCCACGCTTCTAAATCTGCATCGTAATACTCATCTTGCGCATATTTTTTATCCACCAACATTCTAACAAATGCAGTATATTCTTTGTCAAATTGATCGTACTTTAAAATTAATTCGTTATCAGTAAAATCCTGAGTTAAAAAAAATTGTTCTTTCTTTAATTGAGTTAATTTTTCAAAGTAAGCCGCTTGTTCTGTAATTGATGTGGAAGACTCGATTGCTAATTGATTAGCCGCCATTTCTTCACGTATTTGTCGCAATCTATCTTGTAGTGATTTATCGTTAGCTGCCTTTAAATCTTGCAATGCTTTATTGTCAGCAATCTTTTTATCTTGTGCTGCCTTTTCGCGGGCTGCTTTATCTGCATCGGCTTTTTGCTTATTGTACTTATCATTTATATCAGCCTCATCTTGTTTAAATTTCTTAAACAATAAAATAGTATTTTCTTCAATAAGTGCTCCATCGGCTTGGCTTTTCATCAAATCTGATTTTTGCTCTTTGTATGATTGCTTTAACAATGCTAATTCACGTTCACGAGCATCTTTTATTAACTCAGCGCGTATTGTATTATTCTTATCAATTATCTCATTGTTAGCGCCAAGTGTAGCAAATTTTTTTTCTAACTTTTCGGTTTCATCTTCTGCAAACATTATTTCGGTAACCAAATAAGCTATCCCCGCAAGCAATAAAGTTAATCCACCAGTAGCGAGAGCAGCTCCAGCGGCTATATTACCTCCCATTATTTTTGCACTAACGGCCACCGCCTTTTGTGCCCCATCTAAAACAAACGTTTTTAAAGCATTTTCAGTTGTTACAATGGTTGCTATTTCTTGAATACCAACTAACAATGCCATTGCTGCTTGTGCTTTTTGCGCTGCCTCGGCCATTTGTTTGTTTTCAGTTCCAAACAATGCAGTTGCACCCGCAGCAACTGAAGCCGCTGCCGCTATACCACTAAATGCAGTTACAACCGCATCAATGCGCTTTGTGTCGCTTGCTAATGCCTTAACCTTATCGTTGACATCTCCAATTTCATCGGTTAGTTGAGATGCTCTTTTTGTGGCCTCTCTCAATTCCTTTTCGCCTAATGACCCGCTTGCTATTTGTGCTTTAAGTTCTTTTAGTTCGGCTTTCATTGACTTGAAACCCTTACCCGCTTTCTTACTTTCAGAAGTTACCTCAGCCAAATGGTCGGCAAATCCCTCCATAACACCCGCTTGAATCTCGGCCATAAGCCCATCGACTTCACTGGACAATTTGCCCATTTCGGTTGTGGATTTATTTAAGTTTTGAATAAATTCCTTTTGCTCATTGTTTACTTGCGCAAACGCAGCCGCATCATCTTTGCTTATCTTACCAAGTAATTCAAGTTGCTTTATAGCAGGCTCAAGTCCTGATGTGTCTGCAACGAATTTAATTATTACATTTTCCAACTGCCATTACTTTTTAGGCGTTTTTGGTTGTGGCTTCTTTGCCTCATTAGCAAAGAAAAAGAAATCCCACAAATTTAGTAAATTAATTTGATAATTCGCGGGTAAATATTTTAATACGGTAATCTTTAATCTTTCTCGGCTTGCAATTCCATCCCTAATGTCTGTAACGAAAGAATATCCCGTTGAATCTGCTCTACCTTTTCCACTATCGCCAAATACGTCAGGGAAGTGTCGCCTGACTTCGCTAAAAACGGAATTAATTTCTTTATTGGCATTGACAAAAAAAAACTATCGCCCGCGTTTTCTTTCCAGTTCTTTATCTTCTTTTCGTTGGCCTTAAAGTCATAACGTGTCAATGGCTCACTTTTATCAACAAACGCAACCGAAGCAACCTTATAGATAATATCCTTGCTTATAATGAAGTTACAACGCTCCTCGAATCGCATTTGCAGTTTGATTATTTCGTTGAGGTTTATTTTCTTTGGATCACTTAACAACTTGCTCATAGCTGCGTTATAATTCTTAATGTAATCGTTTGTTACACCGTTCTGCATTTCTTGGTAGAATGTCAACGCTTCTAACCCACGCTCATAAGGTAGGTTATTCTTATCGACAAACTCAAAGTAGTCAACGCCTCCGCACTTAAACGCGAATTCAAGCGGGAATTCAGATTTATAAGTTGGTGGTAAGTTCTTGAATAGGTTTCGGAAGTTCATTGTTATGGGTATATTGTTTAGTTCTTAGATTAATTATTACTTTATTGTCTGTCTTATTATACGTGCGCTTCTTTGCGCTGCCTCCACACCCGCACGTTTGACCAGTGTAAGTGTAGCCTAAACTTAAAAGAAACTTATGTGCATCTTCAATCTCCATGGTAATACATTTTAGATGTTAACGCGTTTAAGCCACATAGGATAAGTAAGTAAGGTATCAAATGCAAGTCGGTTACAAAATATAACCAACCTATTAAACCCCAAACCGATGCCATACAAGGTGGGCAATCAAACAATGGTTTGCTCCAATAGTCACCGATGTAAAAGCGGATATAGTTTGCTACTTTCTCCAATAACATACCCTCACGCGTTAGGCAATGAACACCTAAACAACCGAGGCTATTCAGGACAAGGACAAGGGATAATGGCAATAGTATCATCTTCAGTTATGTTTATGAAGTTAAGTGTAATCGATGAATAAGTTGTCCCGCAAATGTCAAAGGTTGTAACATCGCAGCCATTTAGAATCTCAACCTTAACTATGCCAGTGCCGATGTTCCAGAATCCGTTATTGTTCATTTCAATTACTGCATCGTATAGTCCGCTTGTTACATCTTTTTTAAGCACCCATCCATTTGAATAGGTAAACTTAATTACGTAGTTAGTATCGTTTGTGAATGTAGGCGAACTGAATTCTAATACCTCAGCGCAGCCGCTAATGTCTTGGGTGTAGCTTGTTAGGCAGTTAAGTATGCTCATGTTTTATTTTTTTATTCCGTAAAAATACAAATCTTGTGGGAAGTCTATACGTGTTTTAAATTTATAATTCGAAAATATCTCATCGCAATTTAACACACTTCTAATATCTGCCTCGCTTAAGTTGCGATAGTAGTCGTTAGTAAACGGGCTATCCTTTGGCGATGTGCGCTTTGTTCCATGCTCGGGTCTTCCTGGCGCCGCACAACTAAATAAAAACAAACCGCCATCTTTTAGTAAGTTGTTAATCACATTTTTTAACGTTTGTTGCCAATGCTCATCATGCTCAAAGCACTCAGTTGAAATCACAACATCGAATAAATCATCAGACTTAAACAAGTGACCGCTGCAAACTACATCAACATTCGGCCCATCTCCAATATCGATGCCAGTGTAGTTGCATTGCTCAAACAAGTAACGGTTGTTGCCATTAATATCAAGTGAGCCAATGTCTAACACGCTTGTGCCGACAAAAAATTCATCGTGCGCGTATTTTACAAGCTCACACCATTCTCTTTGTTCTCTGTGTGCCATTACTTTTTATATTTAGTTAAGAAAGTTTGATTATCATTCAACTGAATCATTCCAAATTCAGGCAGTTGTGTAGTTGTGCTAATCTCGGATTGAATACTTAATCCATGCAACTCGTAAGGCGTTGAATTTTGTGCCAACCAGTCATCTCCATTTGCAATCAGTAAATCTTCGGGTATAGCAACGTATTTTGATTTATGCATTAACATCATACATCCCCATCCGTATGGGCGTTGCTTCATTACTTTTAAATGTATGTTAGCATCCTTTTTTAATTGGTAGTTTTCAAATGCCATACCGATAACACCAACGTGCTGCAAACTGTCATCAAATATCGATAAGAATGCAGGATTAAAGTTTATGTCATCGTTGCAGATCAATATGTTATCATACTTAGCACGCTCAACTCCGTAATTCCACGAGGGGTTTACGTAAATGTTTTCAGCCATTAAGTGTATGTCATACTTAGCGCTTAGCGGCAAAGGTCTATATTCAGTTGTATCGTTGTCAATTATAATTATCTCACCGACAAATTCGCAAGCGCAAAGGTCTTCAACAAGCTTTATGATGCGTGGACTTCTCCACATCGTAGGTATAATTACGCTAAACATTTGACAAATATATGAAATTTTTTAAATAAGTGTTACATGCATAACGAAATGTGTCTAATGCATCGGCTTGCTGAGTCGGATCGTTTCGGTCTGTTTTCTTTATTGTACCATCGGGCAACACCGCCACGTTTTCCAAATCGAATTGCAAGCCCTTAGTAAACTGCGGGTCAAGTTCTACATTGCCACGCGCAAGAAGTGAGTTGACAAGCATTCTGTTGTCTTCTAACGATGGGTTAACGCTTGGCACTAACATTTGATTGTTGCTAAGGTTAAACTTCTGCCGAATGACAACATAATAGTTGAGGTTATCCTGCACCAATGCACTCGATGACTTGCCTGAAGCATCGCCAGTTACTTGGTATAGTGCATTGCCATACTTGCTTTTAATAACATCGCATAGTTGGTAGATGTCGCTATTGGCTAACTTAATCGTTTCTTTAACGCGTATCGTTGATGGCGGCA